TTGCTTCTTCTTCTTCTGCAAACAGATCATTAGGAAGGTCTAAGCCCCAATCTGTTATTTGAGCAACATTATAATCGTTTGCCAAAATATCCCAATCCCATGATCCAAAGCCAACATTGTCTTTTATAATAAACTCACGCTTTTGCTCCTCGCTTAATCCAATAGCTTTGTCAATCCATACTTCTTTTAAGCCAACCTCTAAACAAGCCTTTAAACGCATATTTCCACCTAAAACAATCATTTCTTCATCAACTATAATCGGCCTAAGTTCTAACATTTCTGGAAACGCCTTAATGCTTTCAACTAACTTTTTAAATTTATCGTCTTTGATAAATCTTGGGTTGTTTTTATTTGCTATTATTGATTTAATAGGTGCTAATTCTTTCATGGTTTTGTTGTGTGTTTAGCGTAAAGGTAAGTATATAACTCATAAATCTTAGATTGCAGCGCCTCATTTGTGTAAGATTTTCCAGATTTTGTAATAATTCCCATTTCATCAACTAACAAAAATATACCGGAATTTGTTGGCTCAGGCAATATTTTAATATTGTTTTGAATACACCAAACCATTGAATTAATTTCTAAAGTAGAAGGTTTAAATTGCGATATTTTTTTTCTTTTAGCCATTTATTTTGCTGCCGCCTGATTAACCAAAATATGTAATACGCCAATAAGTATTGCTAGTTGTATTTCATCTTCATAGGCCATGCAAATAGCCGCTATTACAACCATTAAAGTAACTATTGTTTTAACTTTATTTTCCATTTTCAATATGTTTTTGGTGTAATTCAATTCCTTTTTTAATACCATCTAAATAAGCATTGCCTTCTGTTATTGTAAACCCATTAGGAAAATAAATATTTAATAAGGCTTCTTGGTGTGCGTCTGTTAATAACATGATGTTTTGTTTTTTAAATTGTTAAAACATACTCATATCGGATAGTTGGCAGCAATATTAGAGCTCGTAATTCATAAAGTAATGATACACTAACCCTTCATGCTGAATAGTTCCTAAGTATTCATTGTGTGTTGCTTCTAATCGCATCCCTTGTCCCGTAAAAAGCATATTTATCCTTACTACTATTTCTTTACTTTCAGTATCTACCATTGCCCACATTACAGGTTTACCCTCCTGTATTTGAATATCCATTATTTCTGAATCTTCGGGCATTCTTATAAAAGTTCTGTTTTCAAAACTTAAATCGTACTTAAATATCTTGTTTTTTTGCATAATTTATAAAATACTGCTGCCAACAATTTGTATAAGTAATAGCCTTGGCAGCGTTAAGGCTTTACTCAAAGTTTTGTTTATAGGCTACTACTCATACAATAGTCGTTAGCAAACATTGAAACGTTCACTTCGTTTTGCTAACAACGGGTATATTTAATGCTTTAATGTCTGCTATAAATCCAGTATTGCAAAATACTTTTATTCCGTCAGGCGTAAAATCTCCGTTCATATTCAAGTCTGGTCTACGCTTTAGAATGTTTTTGTTTTCTAATTCGTATTTTTCAATTAGTTTTTCTTTTGTCATTGTTCTATATTTTAAAATTATCGTTATTAAATTGCACTAAATATACCCAAACTTGTAAAATATTAATATTATACCCGTAATGATATAAAATATTCCTTTCAAACACTTTTTATACCCGAAAAGGTATATTTAGCCGTTAATCGATGCCGCTAAAAAGGCAAATCATTTTTATTGTCTATTTGTGGAACGTAAGCCGGCGTGAAAACTGGTGCGTCAAATCTTACATCACCTACATTTAAAGACTTGTAAACACCACCATTTGGAAAATCAGGCGCTATATTAAAGCTGCCAAGTCCCCCGTTGTCCTTTCTTTTTATTTTTTCTACATAAACCTCAACTGCATCACTACCATATTTCGTTTTATTGCCAATATGCCTAAAGCAAATTAAACCATTGTATGCTTTATTAAAGAAATCTGCCGAACCGCTAATATCGTAAAGAGTTGGCTTTTTATACTTACCCTCATGGCTTTCTATTTTTCGTGGGTGCGCCACTAAGAATAAATGAGTGTTTGTTTGTTGGCAAAATTGAGTTATTTGGCTCAAAGCCTTTCCGATATAACTATGATCTCTTTGATCGCTATGATCTAGCATATTCCATGGGTCTATGACTAATACATTAACGCCTTTTTGAAAAACTAAATCCCGGAAGTGATTTAAAATAGCTTCTAAAGTTAGGTTTTTAAGGTCTATTTTGACCCAAAAAAAATGATCTTCTATAAAGTCTTTAGTATTATTAAGGTCTTTTGTTGTACAATTTCTTTCGTTTAGCTTGTTAGCAATTCTTTTTATATGACCTTCATAGGGCCAACTTTCAGGGCTAAACATTGCAATTCTAAAATCATAGTTAATAGCTAAATTTACACCTATTTGGTCTATAATGTCAGATTTACCAGCGTTTGGTATTCCCGTTACAACAGTCCATTCACCAAAAGACATTTTAAAATAATCGTCACTTTCGCCAAGTTTGATTGAATAGTTTTCAATTCCCTTTTCGTTAAATCGTAAAACATTATCCCAAATATCAGAAACATTTAGCACCCCTTCCAGAGGGAAGTTTTTAGCCGTTTTAATGGCGTTTCTCAGTTCTTCTGCTCCTTTGCCTACTAAAACCTCGTTAGCGTCTTTAAACGTGCCGAAATCAACGTATTTACACCTATAATGCCCAAACCTTCTCGCTAGTTCGTTTCTAAGTTGTAAACCGGCATCGTCATTATCAGTACAAATGATAATTTCTTTTTTATTTTCAAAGTATTGCCAGCAATTATCTAAATACTCCAACCTTTGGTTTCCTTTACTTGCGCCATTAGGTACTGAGCAAACAGAATAAAGGCCAGCTTCGTGCATACTTAACGCGTCAATTTCACCTTCTACGATGTAAACCTTTTCGTTTTCTTTTATGCTATCTAAGCCATAGAATATAAGTTCAGCGCCAGAAACCATTTTAAAGTTCTTAGCGGCATCTCTATATTTTACATTTATTAATTTGCTATCCCGGTAATAATTAAAATTTACGGTATTTCTATTTTTTTTAGCTTGGGGCATATACACCTCACTTTCGCCAATTTTCCAATAAGCCAAAGTAGCCTCAGATATACCTCTGCTCTTAAACCAATCTTTTAGTTTATCGCCAATTTTAAGTTCAATTTTTGGCGGTGCAATAAATTCTTTTTTTTGTTTGAATATAACAGACCCACCAAAGCCGCAATTGTGACAATTGTAAAATCCCTTTTCAATATTAACGCTTAACGAATCGTCGGATTTGTTTTTTCTGGTTGCATGACATTCAGGGCATTTAGTTTTTACCTCACCAGAAGTGCGGTTGTTTAATTTTATTCCTAATTCTGCAAACTCGTTTAAATACATAATTTAATTTTGGTTTAGCTAAAATAAAAAATTATTTTCAATTTATAGTGTTAAATGCAAAAATATTTTAATTGTTTTTTATATAGTTAAATATTTCGCTAATATCTTCATTTGTTTTTTATATAGTTAAATATTTCGCTAATATCTTGATTAGTAAATCCTAAGTTTTGGCGCATTATAAATTGGTTAATTGTTTCGCCATTTTGTAATACACATAAAATCTCGGTTGATCCATCGCCAGCCGTTATGATTTTCCATTCAGCCGCCTTTTTAATTTTAGCCATTGAAGAGGGTTTTTCAATTTCTTTTTTTATGGCCTTAAACTTTGCTAAAATACTATCTATTTTTCTTAGACCGTTTTTAGGTGTTTTTAATGCCGGAAGTGAAAGAACATTGGATTTCCAAAAAGCATCGTTTCTGGCCCATTGTACTGCTAAATAAACTTCTCTTAAATCATAGCCGTTTTTATCAAAAAAAGAAAGTGTTTTTTTCCAGGTTTCAATTTGTGATTTATTTTTGGGTATAGTATTTTCGCCTTTAAATAATATTAAAATATGTGAATAGGCGCTTTCAATTAAATCTGAAAATTTAGCTTCCGAAAAATTTTTATTTTTTGGTTGGTCTTTCTTATTAATTGTATTTATAGTAATTGTATTTATATCTTGTGCATTTTCTAAATACCCCCCTTTAATATTCTTAATACCCCCTTTAGAAAACTTAATACCCCCCTTTAGTATATTAACCACCCTTTTTTTAACTTCTTTTCCTTCATATTCATATCTAATTTTAATAAATTTCTTTGCTTCTAAAGCCTTAATAATTTGGCTACATCTGCCGTTTGTTAAATTAAAAAAATCTGAAAAATAAGAATTTGAAGCAAAGCACCCAGCATTATTATCTAACGAATTAATCTCAACTAAAAAAACCTTTTCGGTGATGCTAAGTTCTTTTATTAGCCAAATATCTTTTGAAATCCAAATACCTTTAAAATTCTTTTCCATAAAACAAAAAAACCTGCGGTTCCCCTAGTGTGGTAGGTTCCCCGAAGGTTTTAATTAAAGTCTTTAAATAATGGCGCACCCACACGATCGCCAAAAGACAAATATACAAATATTTTTTAATTTACAACAACGCTTTTAACCCTTTCGCAAAAGTTTTTTAACTCAGAATAATACCTTTGCATTTGCTTTAAAGTAATTTCCTTTTCGCCAAATCTAGTAAATAAAATCTCAACTAAAAATTCCTTTTCAGTTCTAGTTATTGCGCCAATTAATATAAATCCTTCTTCTAAATCTTGAAAAGGCAATTTACGACTTCTTAACTTTTGCGTTTGCTCATTGTAGTACAAAAAAATGTAACTCATAGGTTATTTTTAAAGTAATTATCAATTGTAAGTTTGCAATCGTCAAAAGTGTTATGCCATGTAGTGTGCCAATTGCATTTTAAAAGGTGTTTAAGCCATTCTTTTTGATCGGGTGTAGGTTTGTTGTACCCAACCTTTAATTCTATCGCTAATCCGCTAAACTGTTTTGATGGGCTAAAGATTAAAACGTCAGGCGTACCCCTTTTCGTTCCCAAATATTTCATTTTAAACTGTTCAAACTTTGTTCGTCGGCCCTCGTTAGGTGTGTGTTGTATTAAAACGCCTGGATAAGCCATGTAAACATAATTAAATACCGCCCTTTGCAAATGATCTTCAGGCCCTAAAAATTTTAAATATGGATTTATTGACATAAATAATTTTTATATTTTAAAATAAATGCGTAAATCTTGCTACTTGGCCATGCTCTTTGCTATGAATAAAGCCTTCAACTGCTTTTGGGGCGTGTTGATAGCCGTTTCGGTGATGCCAACCATCTGTTCCACTTGGACTTCTTAGGCTTTCTATTGTGCAACCTATATCGTCTTTTACTATTTTATGGTGTACATGATGCGTATATATATAACGGTGCTTTACATTTGACCATTCTTTACACTCGACTGAAGCCAATTTACTTAAATCTTGCCACTTAGCGCCGTCACCATGAGTTGTTCCAATTAGATTTTCGCCATAGGTATAATATTTTCTATGCGAAATGCTTACGTCAAAGGTTATATTTTTACACTCCCGGAACCAGTTACTAATAGCATCAGCCAAGAAAAAACCATGAACATAATCATGGTTTGAAGGGTTGTACATAAAATGAACATTTGATATTTGCAAAAGTTTTTCTATTATTTCTATATAAAGCCTTTTTGCAATTAGAAAATTATCGTACCACATACCGCAGGTATCTACCGGCGTTCCGCTTGTTGTGGTTCTTTTGGGCGTGTCGATATGCAAAATATCATTTCCGGCAACAAATACAATCTGCTCAATATTAAATCCATGAGCCTTTTGTATTATTCCATCAACACCTTGGCGCACCCTTTCAACGGCTATTTGATTATTATATTCTTCGCCAGTTTCAAAAGAAGAAGCTAATTTGCCAATATGAATATCTGCCGGATCAATCAATAAAAGATGCGGTCTATTTAAAGGTTTTCTAATTATTTTTTTATATTCAAAAGTGTGTTTACTCACTTCTTCAATATGATCTTTTAGCATTTCTTCAAAAGTAATTGCCTCTAAACCTTCTTCGGGCCTAAAGGCAATAGACCAATGCTCGCCTTTATACCATCCATGTTTTACACTATCTAGCGGAATACCTACATCGCTACATTCGGCGGCTAAAGCAAAATGCTCAATAGCCCTTTCTTCTGAGTGAATCCATTTTAAAACCATACGTCTTGCGTTGTTATGGTCTTTAGGATAGTTCATATTTGATATAATAAATCTTGCAATTTCAGCGGCGTTTTTTTCGCCGCCATTATAAAGTTCAATTGCCTTAGCTTTAAAAGAAAGGTTTTTTATCATTTATTTTTGTTTTTTTAAAACTATTGAAGATTTGCGATAGGTTATTTCCGGCATCACCATTTCTTCGCCATCTTCATTTACTCCTGCAAATTTATTGCCTTTTTGCATGGCTTCAAAAGCACTTTTATATCTGCCTTCAATTTCTTTTTTGCTTTGCTCTGCGTTTTGCCATTCTGGAATATTCTTATAAGTGAATATTTTACCTCCATTTCTAACTTCTATTTGATAGCCTTGGTAGCCTTCTTTGTGGTCTGCGGCTTGCTCTGCTATCTTTTCAAAGAAATCGTCTTTGTATCCTTTGCAAACCTCTAAGCTAAGTTCTAATTGTTTTCTTTGTTCTTCTAAAAAAATTAAAGCATCTAAGACGTTTATATTCCCTTCGTTTACGTCATTAATTGCGTTAAACATTTGATCTTGTAATTCTACGTGTAAATCGTTTAAATTATTCATAATTGTTTCAAAGTTAATTATTTATTTTACTATTAAATTTTAAATCTAAATTAAATTCTACTGGTATTCTATATTTAATATTATATTCTTTCATTAAAAAAACAATTCTTTCGAAATCAGTTTCGTTAATTAAGATTAAAGAATCAATTGGCGCAACCTCTGGATCTTTGAAGTCTAAAGCCGGAAATTTATTCTTAGAATAAGAAACAGTACCAAAAGGCATATCATGCTTTTTAGCAATTTCATCAATTGTAAGCCCGGTAAAATGATAATCATAAGCTGCTGCTTTATTAAATTTCTGGCTCATAGCTTTAATTTTCTAAGGGCGTTATAAAGTCAGTTGCAAACAATCTTTTTATAATAGTCCATAAACTAGGCTTATTTAGCTTTTTAATCATGTCTAAGCGACTTAGCGCTTCAATTCGTATTGAATTGCCATTGCCTTTTCCTTCGTATGTTACAACGTCTGTAAATAAGTGTTTAATATTTTTCATTGTTTTAGTTTAAAAGTGTGAAGATACCATACTTAGAAATATGGCCCTTAGAATTTGTTTTTTCCACCATTGTTGTAGTAATGTTTAGGCCCCTATCTCGGAGCCTATAAATAATGCTGGAAAGTCTGGTTGCCCTATAAAGGTTAATAGCCTCCCAACTTGTGATGTTGCCTTTTTTTTGAAGATGTTGCAACACTAATTCGTGTTTGTTTTGATTTTCAAGATTTGCTTTTTGTGCGTCTTGTGTTTTGAATAAATCTAAAAAGAAACTCATAATATTTTGGTTTTAATTATTTATAAAGTAAAAATAAAAATAAATTTTAAATAAACAACAAAAATTAAAAGAAATTTTTAAATAAAAAAAAGAGCTCGTTTTATTGGAGGCCCTTTGGTTTGTCATTTTTTTTAGTAAAGTTGCTTATATCGGTTAGTTGTAAGTAATACTACTCTTCGTTTTCAAATTGATATATTGGGTGTAAAATAGATTTAGGGTTTTTCCTTTTTAATCCATTTTCGGTTATCTTTTTAATAGCATTGTTTATCACTTTTGCACCACCTTTACTTATCCAAGTATCTCTACTATTTAAGTGGCTTTCAAAGGCAAGTGCTACATAATAAAGTTCTTTGTCTGTAAAATCTATTTTTTCTCGTTCCATATTTAAGTTTTGTTATTAATTATCCGTACTACTTACAACAACGTGTATAGCACATTAAAACGATGCCATACACAAACCGTTGTATGTAATGCGGTTGGATAATCGTTCAAATGCTACATCATTACGTAACCGCACTACAAGCCTTTCGGCACACAACATATTACCTTCTTATATTAGATAAGGGTATGTAAATTAAATTTTCATAATCAAATGCCTTTGGCAGTTTGCCTATTGGTTCTACATTTACTGTGATATAAATATCTTCTCCTTTTTCCTCAAAGTAGTAGTCGTTTATTTGTAAATCAATTATTTTACACCTAATGTCAATGTCATTACCTTTGTCATCTTCAGCTATTGTAGCTGTTACTGTTTGTCCAATTAGTTCTCTTAAATCATTCATTTTTGTAAATTTTATTTTAGTTTTAATTAGTTAAAAAAAAGGGGCTTTTACACCCCTTTAAATTTAGAAAGGTAAATCATCTTCGTTAATTTTTGCTTTAGGGCCTCCTATCGCTTTTGGCACGACTTCATTACTAGGCTTCCATGTGTCTACAATAAGGCTTACACCTCCGATTTTTGTGCGCCATATTCCAAACTTTAATTGATTGGCCCCGTTGTATTGGGTATAATGATTTTTTGCCTCTGGCGAATCTAAAAATGCTTTTAATTCGTCTATGGAAACAACCCCGCTTGAAATTAATGTTTCCGGCTGCTTTTCGTTTCTTGGAAATGTTCTAATTCCCTTTAAAAAAATAGTACTTTTTTCTTCTGCCATAATTATTTCAATTTAATTTGATTATCGTTTATTTTTTGTAAGACTTCGCATATTGCCTCAGACGAACCGGTTATTGTTATAGAGGCTTGCGTAACGCTTTCATATATAACCTCCAAGTGGTCTATTGTTGTGGTTTGGCTCATAATGAAAACGCGGTATTTAATTGATTTTTGTATTCTTTTTTCATTCTAAATGATTTAATTACGTTTTCAGCTTGTTTGGCGTTACCTTTTAAAGCCGCAGTCAATTCATTTTCTTTAAGCCATGGCCGGGTATCTTCTTCGTATTTTTTTTGAGGCTTTTTTATAGCCTTTATTTCACTTGAATCCGAACCCTCTGGTAAATCTTCACCGGCATATATGTAATGGCCCAAACCAAACATTGCAAAGTTCTTTACTAAGCATCGCATAATCGTTTTATTGACATCAAACATTGAAGCCGCTTCAACTTCTTTTTGAACATCTGGCGCACCATTCCAACCTTTAACCATATAATTATAAGGCAATGCCTTCATGGCTTTATTAGCGCCATTCATAACGGGCAACCACATTTCCAAAGTTTCGCCTTCAATAGTTACTTCTGTGCTGCATAAATAGCCTAAAATCGGATCTTCAATATATGG